CTAAAGAACTTGACGGTTTAATACTCCATTTGAGACCAGATGAACTTTTATAAAAATGTAATAGAATATAAAGGCAAACTACTTGTTAGAGGTGTAAGAGATAACAAAGAGTTTAAAGAGAAGATTAATTTTGCACCAACATTATATTCAGTATCACAAAACAAAGAAGAATTTAAATCATTACAAGGACATAATTTAAGACCTATAACTTTTTCATCTATTGATTCTGCTCGTAGATTTAGAAGAGATATAGCTACTCAAAATGCACCTGTCTATGGACTTGAAAGATTCCATTATCAATATATTAATCAAGAATATCCAAAACAAATTAAATGGTCAAAAGATTTAATTAAAATTTTCACATTAGATATAGAGTGTACGTGTGAAAATGGATTTCCAGAAGTAGATAATCCAATAGAAGAATTGTTATGTATTACAGTTAAAAATCAATCTAATAAATCTATTATAACTTGGGGTATAGGTGAGTTTAAAACTTTACGTACAGACGTAACTTATATTCAATGTAAAGATGAAAAACATTTAATAATGGAGTTTATGAAATTCTGGTTAAAGAATTATCCAGATGTTATTACAGGTTGGAATACTAAATTTTTTGACTTGCCTTATTTGATGAATAGAATTAAATTAGTTGCAGGAGCCAAAGTTGCAAATAGAATGTCGCCTTGGAATCTTATTCAAACTGAACAGATAGTTGTAAGAGGAAGACCTAATACATATTATTCATTGTATGGTATTGCAATGTTAGACTATCTTGATTTATATAAATGGTTTATACCAACAAGACAAGAAAGTTATAGATTATCTTTTATAGGTGAAACTGAATTAGGTGAATCTAAAACAGAAAATCCATATGGTACTTTTAAAGAATTCTATACAAAAGATTATCAAAAATTTGTAGAGTATAATATTCAAGACGTAGAAATAGTTGACGCATTAGAAGATAAGTTAGGTCTAATTGATTTGTCTTTAACATTTGCATATGAAACTAAAGTAAATTATAACGATATATTCTCACAGGTAAGAGTTTGGGATACATTAATCGCAAACCACCTGATGTCAAAAAAGATTTGTGTACCTCCTAGAGAGGACCACATAAAGGACACCAAATATGAAGGTGCGTATGTGAAAGAACCTAGACTTGGTATGCAAAAATGGGTGGTGTCTTTTGATATCAACTCACTTTATCCACATATTATTGTACAATATAATATTTCTCCCGAAAAAATATTAGGTGTTAAACCATCTGGTGTTTCTGTGAATAAAATGCTTGATAAAAAGACGCCACTTGATTATTTAAAAACAGAAGGTGCTTGTATAACACCTAACGGTGCAATGTTTAAAAATGATAGTCAAGGTTTCTTACCTGAAATGATTGAAAAGATTTATAAAGACCGTGTGATATATAAGAAACGTGAGTTGAAAGCAAAAAAAGAATATCAATTAACACCAACAAAAGAATTAAAGAAAGAAATTGCTAGATGTCATAACGTACAATGGGCAAGAAAGATTGCGTTGAATAGTTGTTATGGTGCAATAGGTAACCAGTATTTCAGATATTATGATATAGCACAAGCAAGTGCTGTAACTACAGCAGGTCAGTTTATAATTAGATTTGTAGAACAAAAAGTAAATGAATATTTAAATCAAGTATTACAGACACACGGTGAAGTAGATTATGTACTAGCGTCTGATACAGATTCAATATATGTTTCATTAGATAAACTTGTAGAGAAGACTTGTAAGGGTAAAACAGACCAACAAATATGTGATTTCATAGGTAAGGTATGTGATAATAAATTAGAACCATATATTAAGAAACAGTTTGAAGATGTTGCAGATTATACTAACGCATATAAAAACGCAATGGTTATGGCACGTGAAGTTATTGCCAACAAAGGTATATGGGTTGCGAAAAAAAGATATATGTTAAATGTATTAGATGAGGAAGATGTAAGATTAAAAGAACCTAAATTAAAGATTATGGGTATAGAGGCGATTAAATCTTCAACTCCACAAGTTTGCCGAGGTAAGATTAAAGAAGCAATTAAAATTATAATGAGTAAATCTGAAAGTGATTTACATACTTTTATTGCAGATTTTAAAAAAGAATTTATGCAACTACCTGCCGAGAAGATATCCTTTCCAAGGTCTTGTAATAATATGAGAAAATATGGTAGTAGTAAAGATGTGTTTATCAAAGGTACACCTATACACGTTAAGGGTGCATTGATTTATAATCATCAAATAAAACAATTTAAATTACAGAATAAGTATCCTTATATTCAAGAAGGAGATAAGATTAAGTTTATTAAATTGTTAGAGGCAAATCCATTTAAGTTTGATGTGATTAGTTATGTAACTCAATTACCAAAAGAGTTTAACTTAAAAGAATATGTTGATTATGAATTACAATTTGAAAAGACTTTCCTAGACCCTATGAGATTTATATTAAACTCAATAGGTTGGGAACACGAAAAGAAAGCAAGTCTGGAGGCATTTTTCGGATGAAAGTATATAGTTTTTGTCAAAGTCAAGTAGGTAATGGTCATTATATTAGAAGTAATAATATAAGAAAAGGTCTTAAAGATTGTAAGTTTGAGTATATAACTGGTGTATTTACAGATGATGAAAGAAGAACAATATTTGGTAAACAATTGAAAATAATAAACGATTATAAACCTGATGTTATATTATTAGAAGGATTTCCTTTTATGAGATATGAATGGTTTGATTCTGGTATGGAATTTTTATTAAAGTCTGTTAAGAATAATGTAAAAATTGTATCATCTATTAGAGATATTAATTATCCATTTAAAGGTGGTAAAAGACCAGATAAATTTCCTGCTAGAACTGTTGAGTGGGCAAATGAATATTTTGACGCTATACTTGTACACGGAGATAAAAATTTTATTAAATTAGAGGATAGTTTTAAACATTTAAATTTAATTGAACCACCTGTTTACTATACAGGTTATGTAACTGATACATATAAACCAGAACCGCAGAAAAGAAATGGTACAGTTGTGTCTGCTGGAGGTGGTAGAGTTGCAGAAGAAGTTTTTGATAAGGCAATAGAATTATATGATGGAACAGATTGGACTTTTTCTGTTGGACCTAATCATCCAAAAGAACATTTAGAAAAATTTAAACAATGGGCAAGTGATAAGAACAAAGTAAAGATAGTTTATAACGTTAAAAATTTTAGAGATTTACTTGCTAAACATAAATTATCTATTAGTCAGGCAGGTTATAATACAGTTATGGATTTATGGATGACTGATACTCCTGCAAAATTTATTCCATATGTAGACCAATTTGGAGAACAAGAACAAACTACAAGAGCAAACCTTGTATATAATATGAAACATAAACCAGATATGAACGGTGTACAAAAGACGAAACAATTATTGGAGAAAATATGCGTGAATTAATATTAAGGGATGATGATTGTTTTGAGATAACACAAAGTACTCGTAGGTTTTTAGAACTTACAAAAAAGATACCAGTAATGTTAGCAGTTATACCTGGTAAGGTAAAATTTAATCTTGTATCACTAGTTAAAAAATATCCTAATGTAACTGTAGTACAGCACGGTTGGAAACATATTAATAATGCAGATAAAGATAAACCAAAATTTGAAAGTTTTGATAAATTAGATGTACAAACAGGCAAAAGTATGTTAGAATCATTATTTAAGAATCAATTTTATCCTTGTTTTGTTCCACCGTGGAATAAATTTGATGGAGATTATAAGTTGTTATATGATATGGGATTTAAAAAAGTTTCTGATAGTAAAAATGTAATTGATTTAATGAAAGTTAAAGACAAAGTTGTGGAAGAACTTAAAGTATTAGAAAATAATACAATAATGACACACCATACACATAAAAATTGGGATGATAAATGTTGGTTGTGTTTAGAAGTATTAATTGAACAAGAGAATATAAAATGGAAAACTATAAAATCTTAATAACAGGTGGTCACGGATTTATTGGTTGCCATATATCACATATATTAAAAAAGTTAGGACATACTGTAGGTGTAATAGATAATTATACAGATTACAAATATTATGATATTAAATTATATAGAAAAGTATTAGCACAAAGAATAAAATATGCTAAGGCAGACAATGTATATTTAAGAGATATTTTAAAATGTGAAACAGTATTTGAAAGTTTTAAACCAGATATAGTTATACATTTAGCAAGTTGTCCTAATGCTAATATGTTATTAGGAAATATTGCTCAAGAAACTAAAACAGCAATTACAGGAACTTTAAAGATTTTACAATTGTGTGTTAAACATAAAGTAAAAAGACTTGTATATGCGTCTTCAAGTATGGTGTATGGTGATTTTTTAACAGAAGCGCCTGATGAAATTCATCCAACAAATCCTAAAACACTTTATGGTTCTTATAAATTAGCAGGTGAACAAATGATTAAATCTTTTAATAAGGATTATGGATTAGAATATTCTATATTAAGACCTAGTGCGATATATGGAACAAGAGATATGATTATAAGAGTTATAAGTAAAATGGCAAAAAGTGCTATGGAAAAAAGTGAAATAGATATTAATGGTGTTCATAGTAAATTAGATTTTACAGATATTTCAGAAGTTGCAGAAGCATTTATACACGGTGCATTACATAAAGGTGCTGTAAATCAGATTTTTAATTGTTCAAGAGGACGAGGTAGAACAATAGTAGAAGCGGCAAGAATTGTTAAAGATTGTATGGGACAATTTAGTTGTAAATTAAATATTAAAAATTCGGATTCTTCTTATCCAGTTAGAGATACTTTAGATAATAGTAAATTAAAATCAATAACAGGATGGGAACCTAAAATAGATATTGAATATGGTATTAGAAAATATATAAATTGGTTTAAGGAGAATAATGACTAATATGTTTGACGCATTTACAGTTGCTATGGCAATAGTATTTGCTTATAGAACAGGAGAAGTTTTGGCAATGACTAAAATGAAATTTGTAACACTAGTATTATGGGTGTTTGCAATAAAATTTATATCGGTAATTTATGCTAGTTAATGAAGAAAGTTTAAAACATTTAAAAACAGTTAAAGACAATACGTTTGATTCGTGTGTAACTGATCCACCATATCACTTGGCGTCTATACTTAAACGATTTGGACCAGGTCAAAAAGGCATTAATAATAAAGATGAGAAAGAAGGACGAAATGGACCTTATCATAGAGCAGCCAAAGGATTTATGGGACAGACTTGGGATGGTGGTGATATAGCATTTAATAAAGATTTTTGGAAAGAAGTATATAGAGTTATGAAACCAGGTGCAGTACTATTATCTTTTGCCGCCACTAGAAACTATCATAGAATGGCAGTTGCAGTAGAAGACGCTGGGTTTGAAATATTTGATATGATACAATGGTTATATGGTAGTGGTTTTCCTAAAAGAAAAAACTATTTAAAACCTGCGTGTGAACCTATTGTAATGGCACGTAAAGGAGTTAATAAAAGTTTAAACATAGATGAGTGTAGAGTGCCTGGATATCAATGGGACACAACTAAAAACAGAAGAGAACCTAAAAAACATAAAGAGGCAGTTTATAAATTAGGTTTAAAGAAAACTGGTAAAGGAGAAAAAATAGATGGAAGATATCCTGCTAATGTTATACACGATGGATCAGACGAAGTGATTGAAAGTTTTCCTAAACAAAGTACATCAGGTCATTGGCCGAATGTTAAAGTTACAGGTTTTGGTAATATGGGTAAAGAAGTAGGTGGACAAAAGACAGCGAAAGAAGAATATTTTGGTGCAGGTCCACAAGTAAGAGAAGATGGAACAGTTGCAAGATTTTTCTATTGTGCTAAGGCAAGTAAAAAAGAAAAAGGAGATACGAAACATCCAACAGTTAAACCATTAGAGTTAATGAGATATCTTGTTAAGTTAGTTACACCTAAAGATGGTACAGTATTGGATCCATTTGCAGGTACAGGTACTACTGGAGAAGCGGCGTTATTAGAAGGTCGTAAGTATTACTTGATAGAAAGAGAAAAGAATTATTTTAAAGACATAGAGAATAGATTAAAGAAAGTGAATAAGTTTTTTGTATGACATTATTACTTGCATTGACTTTATCGGCTTTATGTATTATAATACCAATGTTATTATTAATATTATGGAACAATGAAAAACCTAGACCTTAAACAATTCGCAGACGAAAATAGATTGCCTATAATGGATTCTATTCAATTTAAAAATTGGACAGATGAAATAGGTAAAGAAAAATTTAGAGAATTATTATCAGAATATATTGCTGAATATAGACCAGAATTTCCTTTAATGCATATTTCATATGATGAAATGAAAAAGAATATAATACAATTAAGTAAATTTAATACTAGTAAGCTTTGTACACCTAAAGAACAAAGTGATAAAGATGTAAAAGAAAAATATGATGATTATATGTATCCATATTCAAAATATGGTTTAGGATTAATTGACGCTCCATCAATATATAATAAGTGTAGTAATTATTTTCATCAACATTTAAGATTAAATTGTTCAAGTTATAGTTTTAGAGCACCAATTGAAGTTTTTAAAAATGGTAATGCAAGAGATATATGGAAATGTTTAGGTGCATTATGGAGAGGTGTGAATAGTAGTAAAGATTTATCGCCAGGTAGTTATAGAGAAGCAATAAGATTAGGTACATATATTGCAACACAATTTAAACCAGTTGTTGCAAAAACAATATACGATATGACCAATGCAGAAACAGTATTAGATACCAGTTGTGGTTGGGGAGATAGATTAGCTGGTTTTTTTGCTAGTAAGGCAACACATTATTATGGTTGCGATCCTAATCCAAATACATATAAAATATATCAGAAACAGATAGAAGAATATAGTAAATTCTTTCCAAATAAAACTGTTAAGATATGGAATTGTGGTGCAGAAGATTTACCTTATAATGAACTACCAGATATAGATTGTGCATTTACAAGCCCACCCTATTTTAGTACTGAACAATATAATAAAGGTGGTGATAAGGAAGAGAATCAATCGTGGTTTAAGTTTAATGAGTATGAGCAATGGAGAGATAATTTTTATCTTCCAGTTGCAGAAAAGACAATGAGTAAATCAAAATTTATGTTTGTTAATATTATGGATCCAAAAATTAAAGGTACTAGATATAAGTCAAGTGATGAATTAGTTGATAGATTTAAAGATAAGTTTTTAGGTCAGGTTGGTATGAGAATTAGACAACGACCTAAATCAGATAAACTATTCAAAGATGATAAAGAAAAGGCAGATTTTATGGCAAAGACTTATATTGAGAATATTTGGTGCTTTGGTCCTAAAGAAGACCTATTTAAACACGCAAGAGTAGGTACACTAGAGGCATTTATATAAATATGTATGAAAATAACAATATACAAAAGATATAATGATTACATTAGTCAAAATTTTCTGCCAACGGAACTTGACTCGGTTAGAGAATTATGTTATATTAACAACATCAAATGGTACACAATAAGTTATACGGAAGAGGAGTGGAACGAATATGAAAGACTTTTTAAAAGAAATAATTAAAGAAACAGGAAATGAATTTGCTAGTTTAGCAAGTGAAGGAATCACAGCAGGTGATGTAACTTCATTTATAGATACAGGTTCTTATTCTTTTAATGCTCTTTTATCAGGTTCAATTTACGGTGGGTTGCCAGGCAATAGAATTACAGCAATTGCAGGCGAGGCAGCAACAGGTAAAACATTTTTCGCATTAGGTATTTTAAAAAATTATTTAGATAAAGACAAAGACGCAGGAGTTGTTTTATTTGAATCAGAAAATGCAGTATCAAAAGATATGATAGAGGCAAGAGGTGTTGATAGTAAAAGAGTTGTAGTAGTACCAGTATCAACAGTACAAGAATTTAGAAGTCAATCAATAAAAATATTAGACAAGTATTTACAACAACCAGATATTGAAAGAAAACCTTTGATGTTTGTATTAGATAGTTTAGGTATGTTATCTACTACAAAAGAAATGACAGATACAGCAGAAGGTAAAGAAACAAGAGATATGACAAGGTCACAAATTGTCAAATCCACGTTTAGAGTTTTAACACTTAAACTAGGACAAGCAAATGTTCCTATGTTAATGACCAACCACACATATGATGTGATTGGTTCTATGTTCCCACAAAAAGAAATGGGCGGTGGTTCAGGTTTGAAATATGCCGCTTCAACAATCATCTATTTAGGTAAACGAAAAGAAAAAATCGGTACAGAAGTAGTTGGAAATATTATTCATTGCAAAACATATAAGTCAAGAATCACAAAAGAAAATTCTCAAATTGATGTTAAGTTAACATATAAAAGAGGACTAGATAAACATTATGGTCTTCTTCAACTTGGTGAAGAGGCAGGTATATTTAAGAAAGTATCAACAAGATATGAAATGCCAGATGGTTCTAAAGTATTTGGTAAAGCAATCAATGATGATCCAGAAAAATACTTTACAAAAGAAGTATTAGAAAAAATAGATGAATACGCAAGACAAAAATTTACATACGGATCAGAAGAGTAAAAGATACACCTTTGCTCAAAAAGAAGGTGAAGATTTTTCTTGTATAAAACTTACCGAAGGTAAGTATAGAGGAGTAATTTTTCACTATGGTAAAGTAGAATTTGGAAAGGATGAAAATCCTGATGGTACTAAATCTATGAAGTTTGATTTTACTGTTAGATTAAATCCTACAGAAGAGAAATTAGAACCAGATAATAAAGAATTTGTAAATTATATTGGCGACTTATTGATAGAATTATTAGATGAGAAAGTAAAAAGTGGAAAATAAAAATTATATTAATGTTTATGATGATGTATTAGAACCAGGTCAATGTCAACACTTGGTTGATAAGTTTGAAGATTCAAAACATCAATGGATTAAAACAGAATTAAAAAGTCATAGGTCTTTTACAGAAATTAATATAAATTTACATTCAGATTGGCAAGAATATGTTGATATAGTATATAAAGTATTGAAACCATATGTTGATAAGTATTGTGAAGATAATGATATAGATAGATTAAAACAATGGCCGAATAAATTTGGTTTTGAACAAATACGTTTTAAGAAATATGAAGTTAATAATACAGATGAATTTCAAGAACACGTTGATGTTATGGACTATGCAAGTGCGAAAAGATTTCTTGTATTCTTTTTATATTTAAAAGATAATAAAGAAGGATATACTTCTTTTCCTGAATATGATTTGAAAGTAAAACCAAAAGCAGGTAGATTATTAATGTTTCCACCTTTGTGGACTTATAAACATATAGGACATAAACCAATTGAAGTGCCTAAATATATAATAGGAAGTTATTTGCATTACGTATGAACGAAAGATTAGAAACAACTATATTAAACAATCTCTTTTATCAAGAAGAATATGCTAGAAAAGTATTACCTTTCTTAAAAGAAGATTACTTTGGTTTAAGAACTGAAAAGATTTTATTTACAGAAATATATAAATTTGTAGAGAAATATAATAATCTTCCAACAAAAGAATCAATCTTAATAGAATTATCACAAAGAAAAGATATTAACGAAGAGGAACATATTCAAATAAATGATTATGTTAATTCCATAGGTAAAATAGATTCCGATCCACAATGGTTATTAGATACAACTGAAAGATTTTGTAAAGATAAAGCAGTACATAATGCTGTATTAGATGGTATTAGAATTTTAGATAAGAAAGATAGTAAGAGAACTCCAGAAGCAATACCTAGTATATTAGCAGACGCATTAGCAGTATCTTTTGACCAACATATTGGACACGATTATATAGATGACGCTGAAGATAGATTTAAATGGTATCATACTAAAGAAACAAAATATCAATTTGATTTAGATTATATGAATAGAATAACCAAAGGTGGTGTTCCAAGTAAGACTTTGAATATTGCATTGGCAGGTACAGGTGTAGGTAAGTCTTTGTTTATGTGTCATTGTGCAAGTGCTTATTTGGCACAAGGTTTAAATGTATTGTATATCACTTTAGAAATGGCAGAAGAAAGAATTGCTGAAAGAATTGACGCAAACTTATTAGATGTAACTATGGACGATTTACATACAATGCCAAAAGACTTATATGATAATAAGATAGATAAAATTAGACAGAAGACTGGTGGTAAATTAATTGTTAAAGAATATCCAACAGCGTCTGCTCACGCAGGACATTTTAGAGCATTGTTTAATGAACTTGCATTAAAGAAAAGTTTTAAACCAGATGTAGTGTTCATAGATTATTTAAATATATGTGCGTCAAGTAGATTTAAAGGTGGTAATATAGGTTCTTATTTCTACATCAAAGCAATTGCAGAAGAATTAAGAGGACTTGCAGTAGAATTTAATGTACCATTGTTTTCTGCTACACAAACAACAAGAACTGGATTTATGAGTACAGACATAGGACTAGAAGATACAGCAGAAAGTTTTGGATTGCCAGCAACAGCAGACTTTATGTTTGCAATAATATCCAATGATGATTTAGAAGCATTAGGACAGTTAAAGATTAAACAATTGAAGAATAGATATAATGACCCAGCAATCAACAGGTCATTTATTATAGGAGTTGATAGAGCAAAAATGAGATTGTATGATGTAGGTCAACAAGCACAAAACATAGTTGATTCAAACCAAAAAGAAGAGGAGCCGAAAGAAAAGGATATCGCCTACGATAAGTTTTCGGATTTTAAAGTATGATAGAAAAGACACCAATATTTTCAATAAATTTACACACGCAAGAAGATTTTTTTAATCAAGAAGAATGTAATAAAATAATTAATAGTATAAACAAATCTGATTTATTAGATTATGATTTTTTTAAAGGGGATGCTAAATCAACATATGTTGCTATGCAAGAACAAAAACCTAACGTTTTAGATTTTCATAAAGATATAGCAGATAAAGTTATGAATGTAGTTCCTGTAACCAATCAAAGATTGGCTGACTCTTGGTGTAATATACAAGGTAAAGGTAGTACATTAGGTTTTCATAATCATCCTAATTCAGTTATTTCTGGTATTATATTTTTAAAGGCAGATGAAAATAGTAGCAAGTTAGTCTTTCAAAATCCACTTGATCCAATGTCACCAACAGCAGTTTCTCCACACCGAGAAACTTATGAACTAACACCTAAAACAGGATTATTGGCAATGTGGCCGAGTTATTTAATGCACGGTTCAGGTCCTACTATTAATGCAAGTGTTGAAAGAATAGTATTAAGTTTTAATACGTATTGGAAATAGTATGGGAAGACCTAGATTTTATAAAAGTAATAAAATGATTCCTACTAAAAAATATAAAGAGAATTGGGAAAGTATTTTTGGTAAGAAGAAAAAAGAAGAAAATGGCAAAACAAAAAGTAAGGTTCAGCAGAAACGACAAGAGACCAGCAAAGTATAAGTATAAACTTTCTTACGAAACGAAGATGGTTAAGAAAGGTAGAAAGATACTTTGGCACGTCATAGAGAGACCAACTGGTTCTATAATATCAGAATTCTTTTTTGAAGAAGACGCAGATAAATTAGCAAAATTCCAAAACAAACATAAAGTCTGGCAAGAAAACGGTGGTGTTGTCAAGCACTTATGTGTATCGCCCAAATAGCTCAATTGGTAGAGCAACTGATTTGTAATCAGTAGGTTGGAGGTTCAATTCCTTCTTTGGGCACCATATAAATAGTCATAGGAGAGATATGCCTACATTTATAAAGAAAACCACAGAAACTAAAACAAAAAGTATTTCAGTATCAAAAGCTGAATTTACAGCAATGCAGGAGAGAGCAACTGCTTTTATTTTCAAACAAGTTTTTGAGAATAATGTTACTTTCAATAGTGCAGAAGATATAATTAAACATAAAACTACCCAAGCCAAATTTAAAGAAATTTTTAAAAAAGGTAATGAACAGTTATTTACTTATCCACCTTTTAAAACTCCAATAGATAAAAAATCATTACAATGGGAATGGTTAGAAAGTTTTTATCAACAACAAAAGAAAATGTTATCGGAGTATTCAAGTCCAGAATGGAAAGTATTCAATCGTGATGGAGGATTTATGAAATTCATTTCCGATTTAGTCAAAGAAAAATTTGGTATTTCACAAAAGGATACTTGGAATCCAGCAGATATATGGTTGATACAAAAGCCAATGGTATTTAGAAAAGTAATATCTAAAGCATTAGAAGGTGATTCTGCTACTCAAACTCTTGCAGAATTAAATGTTGTTATGAGAAAACTGTTTAATGACCACCTAGTTGTTGGTGTTTCTTTGAAAAAAATATCTGGTAAAACAGCACAATATCAAGAGATAAATGCTGATGAACCATTTTTTAAAAAATTAGAAAAAAGAGTAGGTGAATATTCTTATAATTATCTTAAAGCAAATATTAAATTAGGTTGGGACGAACGGAAAAAGCAGTTTGAAACTAAAAATGATGGTAATTTTTGGGTAAGTGATAATGAAGGTAAAGTACTTTACAAATTTCAGTTGAAAGCAAACCAATCTTCAAGTTTTTCTAATTTAAAATTTGAACCAAATGCTATAGGTGGGGCTGCTTTTTTAGGAAAAGCACCATTAGATTTAGTGGAGAAGTTAGTAGTAGGATCAAAAGGAGTAAATAGTCTTTTATTTAATAGTACAAGTAGAACTCATAATTATTATCCAAAAACTTTTGAAGCTTTTAAAGCAAAATCAGAATTAAAAAAATGGACTAATATGTTTAAAGCAGTAAGACAAAAAGGTGTAGATACTGGAGATTGTAAGACAGAAAAAGATTTTATAGTAAATATGGGTAAAGGATTCACTCAACAAAAACCTTATCCGTTTGACGCAACTTGTAAACTTATGGTATTACATTTTCTATATTACTTAACAGAACCAACAAAGAAAAAAGTTATTAATAATTTAGTAACTGATATAATCTTCCTATCAGCCAAAATGGGCAGAAAACAATTTGAATTTGGACCTTTTGGTAAATTATTTTAATTACTGATGGTCGTGGATATAGTCAGCAAGTTGGTCAAATAAAGAATCTAAATCAGCAGTTTCAATTTGATAAACTTCATCATTATCTTCATACTTTGTATTGAACTCATCAATCAAAGCAGTCATTTTACTATTAGTTTCAGCAATCATTGAATCAACTTTGTTAGTTAAATTACAATAATCTATTTCGTGTTGTTTCATTTTATGTTTCATACAAATATCCTATCAGTTTTGGAGGATAAAATCTAGTGAAATAAACATCAACATTTTTCACTATGGTAATTGTATAAATAGTACTATATGATTTGTTAATGGATTATTGAAAATAGATTATACTAATGGAATAAATGAGGAATAATGTTTAGTTTTAAAGGTTTTTTCACAAAAGACAAAAATACACACCTAGAACACCTAGAAGATGATATAATCAATAGGGGATCAGCGGGTGGAGTTAATGCAATTAACTTTCTAAAATCAGTAAGAGATATGCTCGCAGGTAACTCGGGAGCAAAAATCAATACTACTGTTAAATGGGATGGAGCACCTGCTATTATATGTGGTGTCAATCCTGAAAACGGTAAATTCTTCGTTGGTACTAAATCTGTATTCAACAAAACTCCTAAAATCAATTACACAACAGCAGACATAAGACAAAACCATTCTGGTGCAGTCGCTCAAAAATTATCAGTATGTCTTAATCATTTATCCAGTTTAAACATTAAACAAATTTTACAAGGTGATTTACTATTCACTAACGATAAAAAAATGGCAGCTATTGGTGGTGAAAAGATGATTACTTTTACACCTAATACAATAACATATGCTGTACAAGCAAGTAGCAGTATCGGTAAGAAGATTGCTCGTGCCAAAATGGGTATAGTATTTCATACAATGTATACTGGTAGAGATATGAAAAGTTTAAGTGCGAGTTTTGGTAATGTTAGTGGGTCAGGTAATTCAAGAGTGTTTGTAGCGAGTGCTGCCTATAAAGATGATACTGGTTCTATTACATTTACTAAATCAGAATTAACAAAATTTGACGCTCAATTAAGAATGGCGGAAGGTTCTTTGGGTAAGGCAAGTAAGATATTAGATGAAATGACAAGTCGTGCTAGTGATCCTTTATCTGTAGGGTTTAGATTAAAAGCATTTTTCAATCATTACATTAGAAATAATAAAGGTAGTATGGCAAAAGTTAAAGTCTTGCAAGATATGTTTAGAGATTATTATGAGAACGTTTTGAAGACAGAAATAGACCAAAGAAAAACTGAAAAAGCAAAACAAAAGTATAGAGATATATTAGCAAATGGATTGAAATTTATTAATCAAAATAAATCAGGTTTATATATGGCAATTGCAAGTCACGTGACTTTAGGTAATGCAAAGAACACATTGATACAAAAGATGAATCAAATACAACAGATAGGACACTACATTAAAACTGGAACAGGTTATAGAGTAACAGCACCTGAAGGATATGTTGCAGTAGATAGAGTAGCAGG